TTGTAAATCTATACGTATGCTTATTTACTTTTCCCCAATCATTCGTAAAATATAATATACATTACAACTCATAATTAAAGACAAATAAAAATAGGTTGATTAACAACCTATATTTAATTAATCTTTATATTTAATTAATCTTTATATTTAATAGATGTATAATAGACGAACCTTGTTAGGTGTTCACCATTTATTAATTCAAGTTCTATTCTATGCAATTGTGCGCTATTACCATAAGAATTGCAAGAGTAGGCTACTTGATAACATGACTTACATTTTACTGCGCTAGGGTTAAATCCTAACTCTTTACAAATACTTTCATGAGTTTGTAATATATTCTCGTAAATATAGCAATTATACGCTATACATACGCCACCGAGGTTTTCACCTAATTTATACAAGTCCTTTTGTGTTAATGCAATAATATTTGTTTCCATATTTATATCCTTCTTTCTATTTAAATTTTCGTTTAAATTGTTTCTAATAATGTTTGTTCAATTTTATAATAGTTATTTATGCTTAGACTTCTTTCTTTCTTCAAATCTTTCATAAGGATAAACACCACAATCAGCGATTAGATAATGTCTAATATCAAATAAGAGTTCATCAACTGAACAACACCAATTAGAAACCTTAAGGGCAAAATTTTCATCAATATAGGTTTCATGAGTGTATACATCATTTAATTTACGTAACATAGCAAGACAGTCGTCTAGCATATCGTTTTCATAATCATTAAAATCGGTATGCATGATTTCATCTCTAAAACAATCCTTATAACGCATGATTTCATCAAATTTGTTGTTTAGAACGTCCCTAAACATTTGTTTGTAAAATAAATTTTCTTTCATTTCTTTCATTCCTTGGATAAGTCCTATACTTATCTCCCTTTCTACACTTATAATTATACTCAAATAAGGTAAGAAGTCAATACATAAAGTAAATAAATTTAGCAAAAAGTATTGAATAATAAAATTTTATCACTATAATAAAAGATGATAAAAAGTAAGAATGTAAGACGCTTACATTTTATCATGATAATAATTTATCACTATGATAAAATATGATAGGGTAGGGGGAGTTTGATGATAAATTTTCCTAGATTAAAAATTTCATTTACCATTTCATTTTCCCATTTTGAAATTTTATTTCTTAAAATATGACTTGATTCAAAAAGGGGGTAATGGAATAATTAGAATACAGTATAGAAAGGAAGGAAGCAAAAAAATGTATGTAAGATGTGACTGTCAACTGAAGAGTACAAGATGTATACAGTATGCATACTACTGTAATGAATTCCCTTTCGATATCTTGAAGAAGGATATAGTCAAGAGTGGCAAGCATAAGATGTATCAGAGACACCCTATGACATTCGATATAGAGACGAGTAAGATTCCAAAAGACAATGACGGACATTATGAAGCATTTATGTATATATGGCAGGTATGTATTGAAGGGAATGTAGTATTCGGTAGACGTTGGGAAGAACTGCAGGAGTTTATGCAGAAGGTAGTAGACGCATACAAACTAAGTGAAGGTGAAAGAGTAGTTGTATATGTACATAATCTAAGTTTTGAATTCCAATTTATTCAGGACCACTTCAACTTCACAGATGTATTCGCAATGGCAAGCAGAAGCATTCTAACTGCAAAGACTGCACATCTAGAATTCAGATGTTCATACAAGTTGTCTAATATGTCTCTTGCAAAGTTTATCGAGAACACACCTAACACTCTTCACTACAAGGGTATAGATGATTTAGACTATTCAACAGTCCGTACACCTGACACACCTTTAACTGAAATAGAATTAGGTTACTGTTTTAATGATGTCAAGGGTCTTTATGAGTGTGTCATGGAACTATTGAAAGAGGATAATATAGCAACTATTCCATTGACTAGCACAGGATATGTAAGAAGAGACTGCAGACATGCTATGAATAAGAATAAGAATAACAGGAAGATGTTTCTTAGAAGTAAGTTAACTCTTATTCAGTATAAGTTATTAAGAGAATGTTTCAGAGGTGGGAACACTGCAGGTGATAGATATTTGACTAATCTCATTCTTAAGAATGTAGGAAGTTATGATTTGTCTTCTTCTTATCCATTTCAGATGATAGCAAGAGAATATCCAATTGGTAAATGGAACTATGGTATCATTACTGACATCAGTATATTAGATGAATACAACAGGAAGTACTGCACTATTGCTAGATACACCTTCAAGAATATAAGACTAAGAGAAGAGAAGCCTATCCCATATATCCCGCAGTCTAAGTGTCTTGCATTGGGAGATGATAGGGAAATCTATAACGGAAGAATCCTTCATGCAGACTTTCTAACAATATCAATGACAAACATTGACTTTGACATTGTAAAAGAACAGTATGATTATGATGAAATAGCAGTCGAGGAGTTCCATTATTCAAGGAAAGGACTTCTACCTAAGGAACTAAGAGATACTATCATGTACTACTTTGAGAAGAAGTCAAAGCTGAAAGGTGATGAAGAACATTACTATGAGTATATGAAGTCAAAAAATAAACTTAACTCTATTTATGGTATGACAGTAACCAATATCCTTAATACTGAAATAGAGTATCATGACGGAGAGTATACAGAAAAGAAAATGAGTGAAGAAGAAATGCAGGAAGCACTTGATAAGTACTATAAGAACCACCGTTCATTCCTGAACTATTCATGGGGAGTATTCGTTACTGCATATGCTAGAAGAGAACTAGAAGACGGCTTGAATATTGCAGGACTTGACACTATCTATTGTGATACAGATTCAGTAAAGTATATGGGAGACCATGACAAAGAGTTTGAAGAATATAACAGAGTACTTAATAAGGAGTGTGAAGAAAAAGGAATTAAGAACTATGTTGAAGTGAACGGTAAGAGATACTATATGGGTATATTCGATAAGGAGCATAGCTATGATGAATTCATCACTCTTGGTGCTAAGAAATATGCGTTTATTCAGAACGGAAAACTAGGTATAACAGTATCTGGTCTAAGCAAGAAGAAAGGTGCAGAAGAACTAGAAAAGAAAGGTGGTCTTAGAAGATTCCAAAGAAACGAGGTATTCTATAACAGTGGAAGAACGATAGCACAGTACAATTCAGCTAAGGTACATAATATCACTGTCAACGGCTGTACATTCAGCACGGCTAGTAATCTAGCAATCGTTGATACAAACTATACTTTAGGTATCAGTGACACAATGCTAGACATAATTGAAAGATTACAAGGAGATTAGGATTATGAAGAAGAAAAAATCAATGTCAAAAAGAATCGAGAAGTTCGAACAGAAACAGAGGGCTAAGCAGGAAGAGAGAACCAATCGTATTATCGAGATGAAAAGGTCCGGTGATAAGGAAGCACTTGCCAGGGAAGTACGTCTCATGAATAAGAGACTGAATGAAAGATTCAGACAGATTGAAAAGAAGAATAAGCACCCTGAAAAGACAACAGGATATATGTATGCACAACGTGAACTTGGTATGGATAAACCACGTTATACAGAAAGTCTTAAGAAGATAATGCAGGAAGACATAGACAGATTATACGAGAATGCACTTGGGGTATCTAGAAAGTTAGGTAGTAAATCTACGTCCTTATCTGGTCTTAAGTATATCAATGAGAATCGTATTCAGGGGGCGATTACAGGTATCAAGAAGAATCTAGGTATCGACATTGAAGACAGTACAGAGTTCAGAAGATTCTTGGAGGAGAATGTGAATGAGATGATTGATAACAATATCGGTTCAGATGTTATCTTCGAGATGTTCTCTATGGCAATGCACAAGGAGAAAGGTATAGAGACACTAGACAAGATGTGGAAAGAGTATGTATCACGTGGTGAACGTGTAGATACAATCGCCATGAAAAATTGGTTAAAATAAATATATTTACTTATTGACAAACAACCTAAATTATAGTAATATAAATGTACAGAAAGAGAGGTGATAGAAAATGACTGAAAAATTCAGGCAGGCAACATATACGGAGTTAGGAATTGTATTAGGTATCTCTAGACAGGCAGTAGCCTATAAAATGCACTCACGTGGGGAGTTCACTCTATCAGAACTTGCTAAACTCTATGACGAGTACGGTATCTCAATGTGGGAAATGCAGGACGAGATAGAGATTGCCACAAGAAAGTATAAAAGAAGAAAGGAAAAAGGATTATGGCAGACAAACAAAAAATAACATTGTATGATATTCTCATGATGTTACCTAATGAAGAACTAATAGATATAGTCTTCAATGGGTACAAGGTAGTATATTGTAAGCCTGCAGGAGATATCTGTGACTTATTCGCTATCCTAGATGATGATATCTTAGATAGTCTAGTATTCAGAATAAGAGATGATTTAGGTAGAATCAGAATCGAATCTACTTCACCTGCTTTGAAAAGAAATGTTGAAGATTATGAATAACATCACATTATTAGACCTGTTAAAAATTCACCAGAAGACATTCTTAAAGATGATGAACTCGACTATCTATTAGATAATGATATTCGTGTTGTAACTTGTGAAATCGGACATGACCATGATTATGGTTCTGTATTAGAGATTGTCGTAAAGGAGATTCCCAATGAGAGTAAATGAAGTAATTTCTAGAGTTGAAGACACTGAAGTTATATGTCTTAATCTACAGTATTATTATATCATGGGTTATAAAAATGAGATAAAACGTGATTGTAGATTCGTAAATGAACATATCGGTGATTGGATAGTAACGGATATCTGTGTTCAGGAAATAAATAAAGTATCAGTACTAGCAGTCACTTGTTGTAGACATTAAATGAAGGAGAAATAATATGGACTTAGGAACATATATCTGTTTAGGATTTATCGTTATGATGCTAGTAGCATTAATTATTGTAAAAATCAGCATGAAATAGAAAAGGAGAAAATTAATATGAATAAAGTAATCTTAGCAGGAAGAACCTGCGCTGAATGGAAAACACATAAGTACGGAGATAACAAGAGTTTTGTTACAAACTTATTGGCAATCTCTGAAGTCAAGGACAAGACAGAATTTGTATCAGTCACTGCTTTTGGAAAGACTGCAGAAGTCCTTTACAAGTATGTGAAGAAGGGTGACATGGTTCTTATTGAAGGAAGCATTCATACTTCAGTAGCAGAAAAAGACAGAAAGAAGACATACTACACTACAGTTGTAGTATCCCGTGCAGAACTCTTACCTAATGCACGAAAGGAAAAGAAAGAATCAGATGAACGTGAAATCCAATTCTAAGGATATCTACTTCAATGTATGGGATAGGATTCATGCCTATCCCAATTTTCTTCTTTACATATTCGTTGGTGGTCGTGGAACAGGTAAGACTTATGGTTCTCTTAAGGAGTTTGCCATAAGGGAGCACACCACTAGAAATAGATTCATATATCTAAGAAGAAGTGAAGTAGAAGTAGAAAACTGCTGTTCACCTGTAAGTAATCCATTCAAGGCTATCAATGCTGATCTAGGAACGAACATACAGTTGAAGGTTATAAAGGATATGGCAGTCATAACAGACAATGAAGATGAAGAGAATCCTGAAATAATCGGATATGCAGGTGCACTGTCTACGTTCGGTAAATTCAGGGGTATGGATTTTAGTGATGTAGAGTACATAGTGTTTGATGAATTTATAAACACTAACCCCATGTCTAAGATGAAGAATGAGTTCATGCTTCTCATGAATGCGATTGAAACAGTCAACCGTAACAGAGAGTTCAATTCAGACGGCACTGTAGATAATTCAAAGTCGGTTAAGGTTATCATGCTATCTAATGCAAATACACTTGATGATGATATCCTGCGTACTCTTAACATACCTGAAGTAATTAGACAGATGAAGATTAATGATGAACACGTATTCATTGACGAGGAACGTGGTATCTATTATGAAGATTTGAAGAATAAGAACTTTACGGATATGAAGATGAAGACACGTCTGTATAAACTTACTAAGGGGACATCATTCTATGATATGTCACTAGAGAATGACTTCACGAGTGACTACTTCGGTGACCTGAAGAAAGTTAATTATAATCAGTTAACCCCTGTATGTAGTTATAAGGATATGTATTTTTATAAACATAAGAGTAAGGATATTATCTTTGTATGCAGGAGAAAGGCACAGTGTGTATCTTATGATGAACAGACCCTGAAGTCTTTCAAGTTGGACTTTTGGCACTATCTAGAATCGTATAGAAGCAGGGGTAATATGTTTTTTCAGGATTACAATATCAAACTTGACTATATGCATATAATGTAGTATATTTAACTTAGGTGGGTTACATAATCAGGGCTCAGAAGGCTTGTAACAGGGTGATTCCCTCATTGCCACCTTAATTTACTAGAAAAGGAGAATCAATATGGATAATGACGGACAATTAAACAATGGGCAGTCAACTAAACATGAAACGACCCCACAAGGAAACGTGGATGAAGACATGGGAGTAGAAGATATCAAAGCTAATCCTGCTTATATTGCAATGAAAGAAATGCTTGATAATCAGACTGTAGAACTTGAAAAACTACAGAAGCAGGTTAAAGACCTGCAGGTAGAGAAAGAAAAAATGGCTTTATCATATGGATTAGAAGACCACAAGCAGGAAGAATTAGACAATGCTTGGCTTGGGTTATCTAGATATTCACATGATAAGAAATAAGAATAAGGAGATGATTTACAATGGCAGTTACTGCAACACAGATTTATACAATCGTTAATGAAGTAACAAAGCAGGCTATGGGTTCTAGTGCAATTGCAGTTGTTGACAATGCGGGGCTAGTTGCTTTAGGTAACACTGTACTTGGTACTGACGCTACAAAGAATAACTTCATTAATGCATTGACAGATAGAATCGGAAGAACTATCGTATCATTCCGTGCTTATCATTCACATTTCCCTGACTTTGAACGTGATTCTATCGAATGGGGGAATATCTTACAGAAATTAAAGATAGCAATGCCTGAAGCTGAAGAAGACCAGAGTTATAACTTATTAGACGGAACGTCAGTTGACCAGTACAAGATTAATAAGGCTAAGGTTAGTCAGTTATTGTTTAGCACGGAGACACCATGGCAGACACATATAACTGTACATCTAGAACAGTTAGAAAAGGCGTTCACTAGTGTTTCAGATATGGGCGCGTTCATTTCAGGTATGTTCGGTGAAGTACAGAATAGAATTGAACTTGCTATGGAAAACCTTTCTATGGATTGCGTTAACAATTATATTGCTGAACTTAAAGCACGTGCAGGCTCTACAATTAATCCTAATAGAGTTTACAATTTAGTAACTTTATATAAAGACGCTACGGGAGTTGACCATACAAAGGATCCAGTAAATGCTTTAAATGATGAAGAGTTCCTTAAGTTTACTGTAAGAACTATTAATAGAATTTCAGCGACAATGGAATATATGACTGCTGGTGTTTACAACACCCCACAAAATGCAGGTGTTAAAGAACCGACAGAAGCAGAAAAGAACCTTTATACGAGACATACTCCTAAATCTGAACAGAGAATGATGTTATTTATTGATATGGTTAATGCATTAAAGACTAACATTAATTCTAAGGCTTTCAATATGGAACAGGTTGCTATCGACATTCCTTTCAAGACTGTACCATTTTGGCAGTCAATCAACAATCCTGCCAGTATTAATATTAAATGCGCTTCAGGTAAATCAACGGAAGATATACCTGGAGTAATGGGTATCTTATACGATAGAGAAGCAATGGGAACTTTCAAAAAGAAGTACAACTCTATTACATCACCTGTCAATGCAGCAGGACAGTATTACAATGTGTTCTATCACATGATTACAATGTACTACAATGACTTAACAGAAAATGCAGTTGTTTTCTTACTAGCATAAGCAGGTGATACTATGGAAGTAACGGCTTATACATTCTTCAACAAAAGAAAGAACAGTACTAAGCGCCCAACAGGTGGCCATAAGAGAAATGTCGTTCTATTGGACGACGTTTCTTTGTATTCACCTATATTCCAAAGTGAATATTGGGATTATAATGATAACTACTGTTATTGGGCTAACAGATACTACTATGTTACAGATGTAGTCACTTTAAGACAGAACCTGTTTGAAGTACACTGCGAGATTGACCCTTTAGCAACATGGAAAGCTGATATACTAGCAACTACTGCTTTTGTCACTTTCAGTACGAGTTCTTTTGATATTGGGATTCCTGACTATAGGTTGAGTAGTGACCCTATAACACTTACTAAAAGTAGCGGGGTGGAAGTATTCCCTAACTTGGCAGAAGAATTTGTTATATCTTATGTAGGTACTAAGTCAGCGCCTACAACAGGACTTACCTATTCACAGCTGGAAGGACTGCAGGGGAAGATGATGTCTAACAAGTGTGTTAAGACTATTACGGATTGGGCAAAGGCTATCATTTCAGAAGACCCGCAGGGTACAGAAACAGGAAACATTGTAGCAAGCCTATTGGGCAATACATCTAACTCAATCACTAGATGTGTATTTACACCTAAATTTCATTCAATCGGTTCGACAGGAGATATCGTTCTTGCAGGTGGCTATAACACTAACATAGCAGGTGAGAAACCTTCTCATGCATATTCAGAGAACTACTCAATAAAGATTCCATGGTCTTTCCCAACAGGTGACTTTAGAAACAGGGCACAGTTCACGGCAATGTGTATCTACCTGCCAGGATATGGCTTTATATCTTTGAATGCAGATAACTACCAGGGGCAGGCTTCAATACCTGTTCAGGCTACCATTGATTCCTATGTAGGCGAGATTACATATCTAGTTGACGGCAAGACAAAAGCTACCTGCAGTATCTCTTATCCTGTTCAGGTCGGTACTAGTCAGGTAGGTAATATTCCTAATGCAGTAGCAGGTGTTGCACAGGCTATAACAGGTGGTATGGCTGAAAACCCTGTCGGCGTCGGTATGGGTGCTTACAATGCAGTGAGAAGCGCAATCGGTACAGATGCAGGTTCAATAGGCAGTGCAGGTGGCAGTAGTGCTTTTAGTGCATATACTAAGATTACTGTAGTTACTATGGCCCATAATACTAATGTTGAACCTTCTACTGTAGCAGATACAATCGGTAGACCACTCAATGCAGTTAGACAGATTGGAAAGTTAAGTGGATATGTACAGACGGCAGATGCAGAAGTACCAACTACTGCGCCTGACGAGTATAAGACAGTTATTAATGATAGTTTGAATGGAGGTATGTACATTGAATAATGAAGTTATGCGATATGAAGAACTAGTAAAACATTATAATCAGGTGAAGCCTACAGATGTACAGATGAAGGATTCTCTGTCATATTGGCACTATTATAATGCACTGCTTCATCTATGCTATTCTATATTTGAATTTGATAACCTTCCTGACAATTGGGACAGGGATTATATGCTTAATCAATTATTCATCAGAGGTGGCTTCTGCGTATGTCAGACAGAACTTGGGGTACTTCCTTTAATGGCTAGTACTTCTTATTACAATGTTTATAACAAACCGACTAAGTGCTTGATTGCCAATAACGTGCTAGGTTCTTTCCAAAAGACTATTGGTGTGGATTGCGTATATGTCAACCTTGGGTGGGAGTTTGATTCATTCATCAACCTTAATATGGTTATTAATATGTATGCAGGTAAACTTGCTAACATTGACGGTGCTATATCTACTAACCTTATCAATTCTAGAGTAGCACTTCTGTTTATGGGTACTGACAACGGAGAAATCAATTCAGCTAAACAGGCTTATGATAAATTCACAGCAGGTGACCCTGCTATCTTTATTAAAACTAAGTCTACAATCAATAAGCCTGACTTATTCTTCAACAATGTGAAGAACACTTATATTGTAGATGAACTTCAAGATTCTAAAGATGATATCTACAATGAGTTCTTAACATATATCGGAATTAAGAATGCGAATACAGATAAGAAGGAAAGACTGAATGTTGATGAAGTAAACGTGAATAATCAGTCAACTAATTCTCATGTATATTCTTGGTTCTACAATGTCAAGAAAGAGATTGACAATGTGAATAAGATGTTCGGACTTGATATCAAAGTTAGACTTAATCAGCCTACACAGGAAAGAGAGGTGCCAGAAGATGAACCTAAACAACCTGATGAAACTGTATGATAATGATTTATTTAATGATATAATGTTACCTGACGGTATCGACCATGATACAGTTGTTAATACTATCTTAATGGAAAGTGCTTTAAACACTCCTATGTACCCTGAACATGACCTGTTTAAGATGATGATTCAGAACTTCTTCAGGAAGTACTACAACAACTTTGACAGATACAACAGGGCTATGAATGAAGAGTATGTTCCTAATGAGAACTACCATAAGACAGATGAACGTACAATCCGTGATAATGTCAACAAGGTACAGAACTTGGACGGTAAGCAGGTTAACTCTTTAAATGAGAATGCTAATAACGAGAATTTCAGAATGGCTTTTGATGCGAATGATTATAAACGTACTGACAGAAGCACAGGAAATACTACTAACAATGACACATATAAACAGAATGATAAGACTACTACTGACAGTAACAGGAATGGTACTATTATCACTAATTCTCATGGGCTGACAGGTGTATACACTAATCAGAGACTTGTTGAAGATGAAGTTAAACTGCGTTCAAAATATAACGTCTATAAGTATATTAGTGATTTATTTTATGATGAATTTATGATAAAATGTATGTAGGAGGTAATGCTATGAGTTACTTATATGATTTTCCTCACACACGTAAATATGATGATGATTTAGGATTCCTTATTGAATACTATAAGGAAGTCAAGGAAGCCTATGACGGCACATGGGCGAGAATAAATGAACTTGCAGATTATCTAGAGACACATTTACCTGAACTAGCAAGTGCTTATCTAGATGAAGCATTGAAGGCAGGAAGGATTGCCGCTAATCTGAAATACAGTGCAGATGATACTTCATTGTCATTCAGTTATACATCTAAGTAGGGGTGAGAAAATGGGAACTTATGATTTTGATAGATTTAAAGATAATAACGATACCTACCTATGTAAGGACACACAGGGTAGAAAGAATTTAGAAGATTACAAACCTGTAGTTGAAAAGAAAATTCAGGACTTGAAAGAATCACTTAAGAATAGATATGTTCTTATTGGTGATTCCTACTTAGACGGATATACACCTGCAGGACACGTAAATGACTTTGGGGGTAAACTAAAGACTATGCTTAAATGCGCTGACGGTGATTGGTTTCAGAAGTCAAAAGGTGGAATAGGATTTGTTGCTTCTAGTGAAGGTAAAACATTTATGACATTGATTGATGATATCTACCCTTTAGTAACTCACCCTGAAACGATTACTCATGTAATCTTTGCAGGTGGTTGGAATGACAGTGACTATACATCAGAAAATATTCAGAGTGCTATTGCTAGTTGTTATGCTAAGGTTATGCAGAAATTCCCTAATTGTACTATGTATACTGCTAATGTGGGTAGTTCTTTCGATAATGCTGAAAAATTATGGTATCTACATGACCATGTGGAACACGCATATTCATATTCAGCAATCAATAACGAAAACTGTGTACACTTAGGATATATTGGTAACAACCTACACGAAAGGGGTATGCTTGCAAGTGACGGAGTTCACCCTACAGATTGGGGACAGGGTATTATTGCTATTTCAATCTTCTATAAGTTGAATGGGGGCGAATACGTACCTGTAGGACGTTTCCATGGTTTTGATGCAATATATAAAGAAGGTTCACACAATAGTGTTGTATCAGGTTTTGAGTCAATCTCTAAAGATGAAGTATGTCTAACAGTCAAGAATGTTTATTTCCATAATCAGGAGACTATCAAAAACGAACAGACATGGGTTGTAGGCAGAATTTCAGACTTATCTTATGTAAGAAGTGGTTATGACACTATGTGTTCAGTAAATGCAAGTGCGATTATATCATATGAAGGTGGTAAAAAATTTATCAACGCGCCTGTTACAATCGGTGTTATGCAAAATAACCTTTTCTTTGTTACTATTCATGCAGTAAATAGAGAAGGTTCTAACTATGAGACACTTAACAATGTGGCTTATATCAGTTTCACATATGCTTATATTAGAGTACCAATCAGTTATATTTAGGAGAAATTATTATGCAGGAAGTAGAAACATTAATTACATCAGTTGGTTTCCCGATTGCCATGTGCTTATTATTCGCATGGTATATCTATAAGAGAGATGAAAAGGATAGTGCTAAGGACTTGGAACACAAGAAAGAAGTGGACAAGTTAAGTGAAGCAATCACTAACAATACAGTTGTTATGGAAAAGCTTTTAAAAGTGCTATCATTGAAAGAAGGTGTTGACATTGAAAGTAAATGATTTTGTTACTAAGGCACTAGACTATGAACAGAGACCTACTTTATATAAGTTAGGTACTTATATGAACAGAAAAAGTGGTAAATACATTCTATGTGACTGTTCAGGACTTATCAAGGGTATTCTTTGGGGGTATCCCGACAAGGGAAAATATGCTTCAAATGGTGTTCCTGACACAAATGCTAACAATATGATTGCTACTTGTTGTACTGGGGTTACAACTGATATGTCTAAACTCCGTGAGGGTATGGTTGTATGGCTTTCAGGACATATCGGCATCTACTGTGGTGACGGTGTTGTTGTTGAAGCATCGCCACGTTGGGAGAACGGTATTCAGCGTACATATCCTGTAGGTTGCCATGTTGCTAACAAGCATAATCTACATACACGTAAGTGGTCTAAATGTGGCTATCTTAAGTGGATTGACTACTCAACTACCAAAGACCTCACTCAAGTTGCTAGAGATGTTATCAATGGAAAATACGGAAACGGCAAAGAACGTATTGACAAATTGACTAAAGCAGGGTACAATTATAAAGAGGTACAAAAGATTGTTAATTCGTTGCTACGATAATCCGTTACTGAATAATTCCTATACATATTGAACTTGCTTCCTTTTTCTGATATAAATATGTACCTCAAGGCTCCCTTAATGGGGGCTTTTATTTTGGGCGAATGTGTTACCGGTACCATATTAAAGTAAAAGTAAATTGGGGTACTTATAGATTTACAA